CAAGGCTGGCAGGCTGTGGGCGCTGTGCAGGTGGGGCAGGGCTGGCGCTGGTGCGTGGTCATCGTGGGCGGCGGTCTGCTGCTGGCGTGGTCATCTGGTGCGGCGCTGGCGGTGCTGATTCTTCCCGGTGCAGGTGGCGGCCGGTGCGATCTGCTGCGGCTGCGGTGCGCTGGCGTGGTCATCGTGGCAACGGCGGCAACACCCAGCGCGTGCCGGTCTGCTGATCCGGCAGGCGGGCAGGTGGCAGGCGGGTGAAGGCGCGGCAAAAGAAAAAGGCCAGGGCGGCGGCGCGTTGTGCGCTGCTGCTCTGGCCTTCTGTCTGCACTGGCGGTGCGATCTGCTGCGCCGGGTGCATCCCGGTGCATATCGTGGGCGGCGGGGGTCTGCTCCCCGTTCCGGTGCCGGGCTGCTGGCGCTGGCACTGATCCGGGCGCAACGGTTCCAGCTGGCAACGTTCCAGCATGGCACGGCCTGCGCTGGCGGTGCTCCATCCGGTGCGTTTTTGCCGTTTGCCGGAGGGGTCAGATTCTCCACTTTACCTGGTAGTGCTCTAGGTGTAGGGCTAGAACTTAGTGAGTTATAGCCTCCCCAGTAACCCCCTATAATCCCCCTTCGTCCCCGGATTCCGCCGGGGTCTGCTCAATTTCCAGCGGCTGCCCTTCCTGCTCCATTCTGGCATTGAGGGCATCAAGTATATAATTTTGCAAACTTTTTCCGCTGGCAACAGCTGCGGCGCGGATTGCTGCGCCTTTGCTCCGTTCCGGGCGAATCGTGATGCTATCCCGGTTTGCGTTATATTTATAGCTTGCCTTTTTGTGTGCTTCTGAAACGGCCATTTTATCACCTCTCTTGTTTATTTTATTATATATTATAAGGCGAAAACCGTCTACGGTCATCTTGCACAATGCGCTCGGCTGAACCGTCTACGGTTTTTGTGAGTTTCTACAAATCGACCGAAAAGGGCTTGACTTCGTAACCGTCGACGGTTAGACTAAAGCCACAGCAAGCGCCACGGCAACCGCCGGACGCAAGCCAGTCACCCGACAGGGGAGAAAGGAGAACCGACACATGAGCGCAAATTTCTTTAAGCTGCCCGAATCCGACAAGCGGAAAATCTGGGCGGCGCTGCTCAAAGAGTGGGCAGCAAAAAAGGCCGCCAACCGGGCAAACGGTTGACAGCCTAGCAAGATGGGATTTGATCCACCAATCTTGCAATGATTTTACCACCGTCAGGCGGTAAAGTCAAGCGGATGCCCCGGCAGGGCTGCACCGCTCAAACAAAGCGGCCCCGCCCCACTACCCCGGCAGCCCGCCGGGAGAAACTGAAAAAGCAAAGGAGCAAAGAGCATGAAACTTTTGAACACTGCAAAGAAGATCACCACCGCCGCCGCACTGGCGGCCGCACTGCTGGCAGGCACCGCCCCCAAAGCCGCCGCCTGCTCCTACACCGTCGGCCCCCTGGGCCGCTACATCGCCCCGGCCATTGTGCAGGGCATGACCGCCACCGATGACGGCGCGGTTGAAGTCTGGTGCACCGACGCGCTGGACGGCGACGACTGGTTTTTTACCGTCGATGCAAAAACCGATCTGCGGATTTATGACCGGGTACAGCTGGTAGTTGATGCCAACGGCACCCCGGACAACTACGCCGATGATCGCGTTATTGATGCACTTTACTGCCACGACTGCGAGAACGCGGAAGATTGAACCGAAAGGAGCGCTGCAACATGATGACACTTTTACAGATCCGCGAACGGAACCGCAAGGAGAACGCCGCAGCCCAGCGCCTGCAGGCCGCCGGGTATCGGCTGGAAGGATGGGACCCCCGCACCGGGCAGCGGATCGCCGCCCAGATCACCGGCGAGAACACCAACGACGAACGCCGCACGTTCTACGCCTTCCCCACCTGGCAGGATGCCGCCGCCGCTCTTTTGGGCTGAACGCCCCGGACACCTTAGCAGGGCCGCACCGCAAAGCAGCCCCGCCCCACTACCCCGGCAGCCGCCGGGAGATCATCCCGAACACCAACACAACAAGCAAAGGAGCGTTACACATGACTAACAACGAGATCATTTACAGCGAAGTCAACGCGAAGTATCACACCCCGGAACAGCGCCGCGCTATCCTAGCGCTGGCCTACACCCCGGAACAGATCGCCGCCAAGGGCAAAGAGATCCACTTCAAGGACGTGCCCGAAGAGCAGCAGGGCGAAGAGCTGGAAAAGCTGCTGCTTGCTGGCCTGTTCCACACGTTCCACGAATGGAAGGAGCGCGGCAAGAGCGTCAAGACCGGCGAGAAGGCCGCGATTGATACCCGGCTTTGGAAGCTGGACACCCGCCCCCGCAAGACCCGCAGCAGCGGCAAGGAGCCGGACGCGCTGACCAAGGCAGCCGAAGAGCAGGACGACAACGGGAACTATTACAAGGCACCTGCGCACCTGTTCCATATCGGGCAGGTGGAAGCAAGCCGCCCCGCACCTGCCGGACGCTTTAAGAGCCTGGACGAGATCCGCGCCTATAACAAGATGCTGGCGGATCAGCGCAAAGCCGCCAAGGCTGCCGCAGAGCAGGCCGCCAGCGCCCCGGCCCCGGTCATCACCGAAGAGCAGCACGAACTGCCGGAGCTGGTCCACATTGACCCGCTGCCCACCAAGAAGGCCGCAAAGAAGGCCAGCAAGCCCACCGCACCGAAGAGCGCAAAGAAACCCGCCGCCACGAAGAGCGCCCCGCAGAAGAGCGCGCAGCCCGTCCCGGATGCACTCCGCACCGCACAGCAGGCAGAGCGGGAAGCAAAGGCCGCTTTCCTGGCTGTCCCCGATACCGACCGCAAGGGTCAGGCCGCCGCGCTGGACGCCTGGCGCAAGACCCGGAAGGCCGTAGAGGACGCAAAGCAGACCCCCGCCGCCGTGGCCGTGCTGGATGAAGCACCGGTGAAACAGCTGGACTTTGAGAGCATCGCCGCCGGGCTGCTGGCATGATCCACCACCACGAAACCGGAAACTTTAGCAGGGCTGCACCGGGCAAAGCAACCCCGCCCCACTTCCCACCGGCACCCCGCCGGGAGGATCACCACAACACGAAACACGAAAGGAAGTTTGAACCATGAAAAAGTTTAACAACGTCATCGACCAGATCAACGAGGTTTTGCGCCAGCAGTGGACCCTTCAGGCGCTGCGCCGCAAGGCAGAGTGCGCCGGCCGCCCCGCAGAGGTTCAGCAGCAGATCACCGCCGCCCGCCTCCGCCTGATCTGCGCCCGCCGCGGCTACCTGCTCACGGCCTGACCCGCCCCGGATGCTCTGGCAGGGCTGCACCGGTACAAAGCAGCCCAGCCCCACCACCCCGGCAGAGCGCCGGGCACGAAAACCAGAACGAAACACGAAAAGGAGTTTTTACAATATGAAAAGAGCAACCAGCACCCCCGCCGGCCTGAACGTGAAGAAGATCACCGCCTATCTGAAAGGGCAGGCAAAAAGCCGCAACGCCGTTCGGATCACCTGCCAGAGCGGCAGCGTGTACATCATCACCGGCTATGCAGCGTTCAAGCTGCCCGCCGTTCTTTACCCGGAAGTGATCCAGCCCGTCACCATGCAGGCAGCCCCCGCCGATGGTGTGACCATCGTTTCCAGCGATGACGGGTTTGTGGTCAACGATCCGCACCAGCTGACCGCCGCGCAGATGTTCCAGAAGTTCAGCGCCTGCAAAGAAGAGGTCAAGCGCACTTCTCTTTTGCAAGAAGTCGAGATGAAGGGCAAGATCTGGGGCACGTTCCGAATGTTCCGCAATGGATCCCGGCCCATCATGATAAATTCGGAGTATGACGCTTTTGTGGATCATCACGAATTTGTTTACCACGGCAGCAACAACCCGCTTGCGCCCATCCTGGCAACTGACACCGCAGACCCGAAACGCGCCGCCGTGGCCGTGCTCATTGCCCCGATGAAGGCGAACGACGAAATACAGCAGGTATGCAACCGCCTGTTTGCATGACCTGCACCGGATGCCCTGGCAGGGTCCGCACCGGATAAAGCGGCCCAGCCCCACCGCCCAGCATTCCGCCGGGCATATCACGAAATACGAAAAGAGGTTTACACGATGACCACCCCAAACGATTCCCTGGACTTCTACCCCACGCCGGACAGCCTGGCCTTTGATATGGTTTTCTCCCTGCGGGAAGTAAAATCCGGGTTCACCACCTACCCGAAACCCATTCTTGAACCGTCCGCCGGTGATGGAGCGCTTGCGCGTCAGGTCCACGCTCTGGCGTTCAACGTCCACCACGACTATAAGACCGGCGAGGTTGACCAATACGACAAGGGAAAGGCACGAAGCGCAGAGCTTGACTGCATCGAGCTTTCCAGCGACTTCCGCGCCGTGCTGAAGAAAGACGGTTTTCGGGTGGTGCATGATAACTTTCTGACCTTCCGCCCCACCACGAAATACGCCGCAATCGTCATGAATCCGCCTTTCTCCGCTGGTGCCGCACACCTGCTCAAAGCGCTGGACGTCATGCAGGACGGCGGCAAGATCCGCTGTCTGCTCAACGCCGAAACCCTGCGCAACCCCTGCACCAACGAACGGAAAGAGCTGGCCGCACGGCTGGAAGCGTTGCACGCAACAGTGAAGTATTACCCGGACGCTTTCAAGAACGCCCGCCGCGCCGCCCGCGTGGAGGTGGCGCTTGTGTCGGTGGACATTCCCGACCGGGAGCCGGTGAGCCGGATCCGCCTGGATCTGAAAAACGAAACCGCAGAGCGCTTGAAAGAAAACCCGGAGTTTGCCGCCCTGGTATCTTCCGACCCCATCACGGCAGCCATTGAGCGGTACAACGCCGCCGCAGAGGGTGTGCGCCGGATCTATGAAGAGTACAACGGAATCAAGTCGTTGTTTTCCTCTGCCGGCGCTGGTAAGAAAGAAAACCCTGTGATGGCTTTCACGAAATCTTATAACGACGCTATCCGGGAACTGCGCGGGATGTACTGGAAGCAGCTGTTTGAAATGCCGCAGCTGTTCGATGCGATGACCTACGAAATGCAGCAGGATTACCAGAAGCGGATCAAAGAGCTTGAAGGCTACGACTTCAGCGCGTACAACATTCTGACCGTCCGGGAAGAAATTTCACGAAATCTTCTTTCCAGCATCGACCACGAAATTATAAAGCTGTTCGACGACTGGACGAACCTGCATTATAACGACGAGTACAGCAAGAACGTGCATTATTACAACGGCTGGTGCACGAACTCCGCGTACAAGATCAACCGCAAGGTCATTTTCCGCTGCAACGCCTTTGATACATACGATGGGCGTTTCTGCCCCCGGTACAACGCAACAGGCCATGTTGCCCAGATCGAGCGGGTGCTGCACTTCCTGGACACGAACGGCAAGCCCTACAATGGGGACGAACTCCGCGCCGTGCTGGATGCCGCCGAAAAGAGCGGCCAGACCCAGAAGATCCAGCTGCACTATTTCACCGCCACGTTTTACAAGAAAGGCACCTGCCACATCGAGTTTACGAACACGGACGTTTTGAAGTCCTTCAACCTCTACGCCGGGCAGCGCAAAGGCTGGCTGCCGCCCACCTACGGCAAAAAGAGCTATCACGATATGGCCGCCGCAGACCGCCGGGTGGTTGACAGCTACGAGGGGGAGGCCAGCTACACCGACACCCTCACCCGGCACCTGATCCCCACGCAGAGCACGTTTTTACAGCTGAACGCTTAACGCAAAACCGGATATTTTGGCAGGGCTGCACCGGGCAAAGCAACCCCGCTCCATCTTCCCGACATTTACGTCGGGAACATCACGAAACAGAAAGGAGGTATTTTCATGGTTCGATGTTGGATATACTCCGCCGGGCCGGATCAATGCCAATGCTACAACGTGGATGACGAAAACTTGGCTGATCTGGCAGCACAGGCGCAATTCCTAGAGGACTTCCGCGCCCAGCGTGCAGCAAACCCGGCTTTATACCGGCAACTGCTCAATATGCTGGTGCCCGCCGCCGATGCCATTCCCATGCGCAACTATACCGGCCTGCCGTTCTGACAGCCAGTGTCCCGGTAGCCCGCCGGGAGTATCACGAAATCCAGTATCACGAAAAGGAGCAACAACCATGAAGAACCAGGGCACCATCGCCCAGATCCAGTGCCCGGAACCGGTGACAGAACGTCACCGGTTGACCGTGCCCCGCCTCGCCGACCTGGTATCTCTGCACGAAATCTTCTTGCCTTTTATTGCTTTTGTTTGCGTTTTGTTCTATCATGACAGTAACGAAACACGAAAAGGAGGTTTCCCGTTATGACTATGATTCCCGCATTCGGCCCATGGCCAGAGCACCCCGCAGACGCTGACGAAGAAAAGCGCCTTGCCAGCGCCCAGCAGAGCAAGACCACCCCGACCAGCATTGACAAGGAACACGAAACCGGTGTTTTTTATGGCTCCGGCAAAGACCCTTACCAGACCACCCTTGCAAGCTGCACCTGCAACGATTTTGTGCGCCGGAAAAAGCCCTGCAAGCACGTCTATCGCCTTGCTATGGAGCTTGGCATCATCGACGCGGCATACAAGACCGGGCGCAGCACCGGCGAACGAAACGAGGCACAGATCAGCTTTGCGGACAGCATCGAACTGGTTGAACAGCTCTCTGATGCAGCACAGAACGAAATCAAGGAAATGCTGTACTACACCAGTGAGCGCGTGGATGACCGCCAGAAGCCCGTAACCTGCCACGAACTGGATCTGATTCCAGAAC